GCGCGTCGTTTGACGACACGCCGCCCATCATCACCAGCGCCACGCGCGTGACGATCGCGCCGACGCCGAGCAGCCGCTATGCGGTGCATGAGGCGCCGCGGGTGATTGACGCGAGCGAGTGCAGGCCGTGGGCATCGAAGGCTTTCAAGTGATCCACTATCACGGCACGCCTATAACGCCGCGCGCCGCGCTAATGACCATGGCCGGGCAGCACTTTTGCGTCAGCTACGCGGCACCGAATGACCTTTCGACATGCCTGCGCATCGGGCAGTCGGTCATGCTCGATAACGGCGCCTTCAGCACCTACACACGCGGCGCCCGGCTCGATATCAACGGGTTCTATCAGTGGGCCGAGCCTCACTTGGCGCATCCGCACTGGGCCGTTGTGCCTGACCAGATAGGCGGAAGCGTTGAACAGCAGCGGGCGATGGCCGCTACTTGGCCGTTTCGCAAAGAGTTCGGCGCTCCGGTGTGGCACCTTGGTCTGCCGGTTGAGTACCTGTTCGATCTGTGTGATTCATGGCCGCGCGTTTGCATTGGAAGTTCTGGTGATTTCTGGCAAGTTGGTTCGCCGACATGGGCGGCGCGCATGGACGAAACGTTTAACGCGCTTGTGCGCCACTACGGGCGCGTGCCGTGGTTGCATGGGCTGCGGATGCTCGGTCAGTCATCTGGACCGTGGCCGCTTGCAAGCGCAGACAGCGTGAACGTCGGGCGCAATTTCAAGGACTACAACCGTTGCCCTAATTGCATGGCGCAACGGATCAACTCAACCAACCCGCCGCCCTTATGGGTCGAGCGACCAACTCAGGAGCACTTGTGCTGACGATTGCAGTTCTGATCTACGCCGCCGCGATGACGCTGGCAAATCTTTCCGTTGCAGCTTTCGGTCCATGGGTTTCACCGATCAACGCCTTTGTGCTGATCGGCCTTGACCTGACGCTGCGCGATTGGTTGCACGTTCGCCTGCACCAATGGCAGATGCTCGCGCTGATCTGCGCGACAGGTCTGCTGACGTTCGCACTCAACCCGTCAGCCGGGAAGATCGCCGTCGCGTCTGCGGTGGCATTCACGGCAGCCGCGTTCGTTGATTGGTCGGTCTTCTCGCGTCTTCGCGGATCGTGGTCGTTTCGTGCCAACGGCAGCAACGTAGCCGGCGCCGCGGTCGATTCACTGATCTTCCCGACGCTGGCATTCGGCACCTTGATGCCGCACATCGTGGCGATGCAGTTTGTGGCGAAGGTGTCAGGCGGCGCGTTGTGGGCGTGGGCGTTGTCGCGGCGGGCGCGCGAGCTGGCGACCGGTTGACCGGCAGAGAACCGCGAAGCGGGCCGGGCGGGCAGCCCGGGCGTCGTGTGAGGTGACGGATTCCAGACCCGGTCCATCGGGAGGTGGAACCCCTCCCCTCTAGGCGGCTTTCTTCGCTCTCGGCATCCGAGTAGCCGATAGCGCGTGCTTTGTCAATCCGTGCATGTCCCATAGTCTCCCCTGTTGACTCAAGGTCTACACTGGCCCCCGTTGACAGTCGGTCAACGCAACTAGGGGACCAGCATGATCAAGATTCAAGTAGTCAACGCATCGCCGCTCGAGATCGCCTATACCGACAAAAAGACCGGGCGTCCGGCGTCGTTCTATCTTCAGACAGTCTACGCCTTCACGTACGACCGTGATGGCAACCCGGCCCCGTATCCCGAGAAGGTGGAAATCTCCTTGGACCGCGATACGAACGGCGCACCGAAGCCGTACGCCGTCGGGGACTACACGTTGCACCCCTCGGCCCTCTACGTGGATAGCAACGGGCGCTTGTCCGTTGCTCCGCGGCTGGTCCCCGTCAAGCGCACGGCCTGAGGGGTGCGCCATGCCCAACGACGATGCCAGCTTCCCCCATCGTGAAGCGCACCGCGCTGCTTACGTGGCAGCGGCGCACGCCTTCGCTGCTATGGCGGTGCGCAACCTTCTCTCGATTGAAGGAGACGACCCGGAAGTCGGGGCCGTCATGGTGGAGTGTTCCGGGTCTGGTGATGTGGCGGTGACTCTGCTCGACCCGCAGGCTCGCCCCATCGGGGGGTTCTCGCTATGACCCTGCAACGCATTGAGGCGTGTCGCTGTCGCGCCCTTAGGTTGCAGGCTGAGGCGACCGTGGTCGAGAAACAGGCGATGGCGCTCTATAACGCCGGCTTCGTTTATTCGGGCAAAGCTAAGCGGGAGCGTGCGCGTCTGTTGCGCGAGGCCGGGGCCTATTGGGAGGGTCGCGCCTTGCACCTAGAAGCCGAGCTAGCCGATCTGCAAGCAGCGGTAAGGGGTGCGGCGTGACGGCGGCGACGCACGCGCGAAGCGCGGGCGCCGCCGCTGTCGCGCCGGGGCTTGTCTCATCTAGAACAAGTCTCGGAGTCGTGTCCTTGCACCCCTCCGATCAGGTCCTGCGCCGTCTTTCTCGCTTGCGGCGCAACGTCCTCGGCGCCGGCCGCTTGCATGCTCTCGCTGACAACGGCAAGCGCCCTGAGGTGCCGTGGTTCGTCACCCTGACCTACCGGTTCGCGGACGGCTGGCGCGCAGATCACGTTTCGCAAGCGGTGCAGCGCTTTCGGCATTGGTGCCTCGGCCATCGCATCGCGTGTCGGTACGTCTGGGTCGCCGAACTACAGGCGCGAGGCGCGATGCACTACCACCTGATCGCGTGGCTTCCGCGCGGGTTCACGATGCCGAAGTGGGACCGGCAACGCACCAAGGCGGGGGTGGTCTGGTGGCCCCACGGCATGAGCAATCGTGAGCGCGCGCGCAGCGGCGCCGGCTATTTGGTCAAGTACATCAGCAAGCTCGGCGAGTTCCATCGTTTTCCTAAGGGGGCGCGGCTTTATGGGGTCGGTGGTCTGTCTCGTGACGGGCGAGGTATTCGAAGCTGGTGGAACTTGCCCGAATGGTGTCGAAGAATGCACGGGGTCGGGGACGTCGTGCGGCGTGCCGGGCGTCTTGTGGTGCGCAGTACGTGCGAGGTACTCGCGCCCAGATTCAAGGTGCAGCGTGTGCCGGGAGGCTTGGCGCTGCGCCAGCTTCAACCGCTGGCAGAGCGATTCCATGATGGCCCTTGGTCGGCCTACGTTGGGCGCCGAGCATGAAAACGTTGATCTACCTCGTGTGCGTGGTGTGCGCCGGCTGCGTCGGTTTCGCTGACGGGCCTCACGGCGGCGTTTTGTGGTCTGACTGTGCGCGGTGGGAGCGGGGCGGGTTGCTCCACTCTGATCTAGCGGCCGTCTGCGCGGCGGCTCGGAGGGCTCGCTATGACTGAGGCGGAGCTCCTGGAGGTCGTCGTCGGCGTGCTGTTGTTCCTGTGCCTTATGCACGGGTTCTCGGTCGGTAGGGGCGTGTAAATGGAGGTGCTCGCGTACTCGTTCGGCTCTGCCGCGGTGATGTGGGTTACAGGGTTCGGCATCGGTGTCGCGTTCGGGATGATCCGGCGCATTCGCGATGTGGTCTAGGTTCGGCAATAGGGCCGGAGCGTTTCCCGTGCGCGTTCACGGGGGGAGGGTTGCAAATGCAACTGCGTAACCGTCTGGCCCTCGTTACGGGCCTTGGTGTCGGTGCTGTCGCGCCGGCCTTTGCTGCGGTTCCGACCGCGTTCACTGACGCCATCGGCGACGCCACGACTGATGGTGCCGCGATGGCTACGGCTCTGCTCGGCGTGGCGGCGTCTGTCGTGATCGTCATGATCGCGTTGAAGTTCGTCAAGCGCATCAAGGGCGCGGTGTAAGCATGGGCGGGCCGAGCGTGTCGAAGGTGTGGCATGCGCTCGGCCCGTACCTGCGGGTCGTCGCTGCGGCGCTGGTGTCTATCCCGTTGGTATGGGGCCCTCGACTGGCGTTCGCGGGGTTCGATACGTTTAGCGTCGTGCGCAAGCCAAACGGCGCCACGGTGGTTTCGCCTTCTATGCTCTCGCTGTTGCGTCAGGCGGTCACTGGCTCCATGTCTATCAATCCGTTGGGTGGTGGCGGGGCGGGCGTTGCGGTTTCGAAGACTGTGCCGCTTCCGGTCGCTAACACGATGATCGGGGGTACCGCGAGCGGCATCATTTCCCGGGCAGCGCTCATGCACGGCGCGGCTAATCTTTTGCGGTTCGGGGTGCCGGGAGTGGCAGCCTACGCCGCGCTCGAGTTCGTGCGGTGCCGCGAAGACGGAACCTCGCTTGCGGGCATTGAGTGCGACAACGGCGTGCCCGAGGAGCAGGTCCCCGGCTATTGCTTGAACACCGGTGCCGGTACGTTCTGCGGCACGCTCGCTTTTATTGGTTCGGAGCTGGTGCGTACGTGGCCGAGCAATACGTGCCCGTACGTGCACTCGACAAGTCCGACGCCGCCGACTATCGTTATTCGGTATCGTCCTTTCAACAATTGCGGCGGCACAACCTGGAGCCAGTCCACGTATTCCCCCGTGGCCGCAAATCAGTTGCAGTGCCCTGAAACCTCTCCCGGCGTAAGACCCGCGAAGATGCCGAATGGCAAGTGCCCGTCCCCCGACGGTCTGCCGTGGGCCGATACCAGTGTGGCCGATACCGCCGCGCGTTTGCTCGATTGGCGCAATCAGCCGGGCTGGCCGACGGCTGCGTCGGATCAAGGGCTTGCTAACGACATTGGCGGCTATAACGGTGCCGGCGACCCGTTCGAAGGTCTGGAGCCGGGACCGACCAGCGTAACCGGCCCGGCGTCGGTACCGGGGGGCGCCACGGTTTCGAACCGCACCAACGCGGACGGAACTCGGACCCAGACGACGACGAACACCACCCACAACGTGACCTATAACGGGGACACGTACAACGTCACGACGACGACAACGACGATCATTCAGAACTTCGACGAGAACGATAACCCTATCGGGCCACCGATCACGGAGACCAACGAGGAAACGCCCCCGGAGGGTGTTCCCGTGGAGCCTCCGGAAGACTTGGAGTGCGGGTTACCCGGCACTCCCCCGTGCAAGATCGACGAAACGGGGACGCCGAGCGAAGTGACTGCGGACCTTGCCCCCGTCAACGACGCGAAGTCCGAGCTACTCGGCAAAGTTGACGAGCTGACGACGATGGAGCCCCCGGCGTGGTCGTTTTCGTTCGCGCTCCCGTCGTCGTGCTCGAGCATTAGTGCGGGCGAATTCGGTGGGCAGTCGGTATCAATCGACCTGTGCCAACATCAACCGATGATCCACGATATCGTGGGTCTTATCTGGGTGATAACTACCGTGTGGGTGTGCATCGCGATGGTGGGGCGCACGTTCTCAGGGAGCTGATATGCCGATCCTTGGTCAACTTTTGGTGTCGATCTTCGGGGGCCTGTCTGCGCTCCTTACTGGCATATTCGGCGCGAAGGTTGCGATCAGGGTCGCGGCGTTTTCTGCCTTTCTTGGGTTCGGCGCTGCGCTGCTTCTGGTGTTCAATACCGTCGTTTCTCCGTTGGTCGGCGGGATGTTCTCGACCAGCTATGGGCAGCTGCTCGGTCTCGCGTTCCCGCCCATCTCGGGTACGTGCGTCGCAGCTATTGCGTCTGTTTGGTCGGCGTGTGCGTTGTACGGGGTGCAGCGTCGCGCCCTCGGGCTTGTCGTGGTCTGATCTTTCGTAAAAGGAGGTGTGATGGAAGCGTTCAATTCTGCGTTAGCGTCTATGTCGCCTGTCGTCGTCGATTACGCGATTGCAATCTTGGGGCTATCCGTGACGGTCGTGCCGTTCATGATCGCCGTTAAGTTCGCGCGCCGTCTCAAAGCGGCCACCTGATGCCGTGGCGGTCTACGCGGTCGAGGGTCGCCTAGGTACGGGGAAGACCAAGTTTGCGGTTTGGCGTGCGCAGATTGCTTTGTCTGAGGGTCGGCGGGTCGCGTCGAACGTTGATCTGTACTTGGAGCATTTGGCGGGCGCGCATCGCACGCACGCGACATACGTGCGCCTGCCGGACAAGCCATCTGCGCTCGACTTCGAAGCGATGGGCCACGGCAATCCCGAGAGCTACGATGAAGACCGAAATGGCGTGCTCATCCTCGACGAATTGGGCACCTGGCTGAACTCTCGCAGCTTCCAGGACAAGGGCCGAGCGGCGCTGCTTGATTGGCTCATCCATGCACGTAAGCTCGGGTGGGATGTGTACCTCATAGTTCAGGATGCGATGATGATCGACAAGCAAGTGCGCGAAGCGATCATCGAATACCGGGCGCGCTGTCTGCGGCTCGATAAG